CCAAGCGTCCGTATAGTGTCCTCAAGGGTCTCGCCCTTCGAGACCGACGAGTACGTCACCTCGTTAATAGGGATGACGTTGCCTCCAAGCTTCAGCATTGCTGCATGAAAGCTCGATGACGTTCTCGTTGATGGCTCATAGAACAGGTTGGCAATGATCTTGCCTGTACAATCCCCCCAGTCCTTCCGGCCGATAACGTCGAAAAGGTCCTCAACGGCTGTACGGCCATATTGGCTCACTGAGAGGATTGACTGGCCGTGGGGTACCCTGGGGTGCCCACATGTCATGAAGGCTCTCCAGCGGAGGCTGAGGCCCTCTCAGAGTCATCTATGAACCATTCGGGAAGGTGTTCCCAAGTAAGGACGCCATTCATCAGTATTTTATCATCAGCATCCGTAATTTTGAACATCTCACCACCGTGCCCATTACGCATCAGACGGAGTATCATTGAGTACATCAGGTACTGTTCGTCTGACCGACAGCGGAGTCGTGTAGTTGCGGAAGCATCACGGATGATGTTCATCGACCAGATGGGGTCATCGCTTTCCTGGAACCGCACATCAATTGTTTGCGGGATAAGGTATGGTGCCTTAGGGGCTTCAGATAGATTTATATGGATCATAGTCCTGCTCCGTGGATAGCGTCCTCAGCGGCCATTGCGGCCATGAGGGCGAGTGTTTGATATTCTTCGCCAAGTTCCTTATGGCCCATATCGAACCCAAGGCCAATAAGCGCCAGGGACTCAATGACCGTATGGGCAAGCCACTCGGTTACATATTTGTGTTTAATGTCGTCGCGTCCCAAATCGTGTGGAAGCTCCAGACATGCCCCAGTGACGGTACCTTGCCAACGGGGCTTAACGTCCCTGAAGGTCCCGACGAAGATACGCATGTCTGCGCCCCGTACAAGTCTTGGGGAGATGGACATGCTTTTTCCACTATGTGCCGGTACGTGGGCGGCCAATAGGCCCGCACCAACGGCCACCGTAAGCCAGAGACCGGTTCCAGCTTCTGACCAGGGTACGCCTCGTACCACGAGTTCGCCCTTTTCATCAATGCGACGCTCGTCATCGACACTGAGAAGCTGACCGCGATAAGGGTCATCAGGGTGGCCCACACCAACATCAGCAATCCCCACAACATGACCAGCATCATCTGTAAGCTCAATTCTTTCACTGCCCTCAAGCGGGGCATCAGGTATGTTCTTTCCATTCAGATCCTCCATAATCGTCCTCTCTCTTTCTGTTTAACTGTATCTCTTTGTATATTTCCAACCACAAGCCCCCGTCCCACGACGGTCTTGGTGTGGGTAGGGCCTGTAGTGTCTTGTGGTCGTCTTCGGGTGGCGTATCAGCCACAGCTACGTGCGCCCGTCTCTGGGTCCACATAGCACGCCTCGATCTCTACGGTCGGTGTGTTCTCTTTGAGAATACCGAACCGCTTACCGTCGGGGTTAAATGTTGTACAGCCCTTCGCGCCCCCACGCCACGCTTGGATGTATAGGTCCTTAAAGTCCGCCCAGTACATATCAGGGCTGACATTACATGTCTTGGATACTGCGCTGTCTACCAGCCGGCTTGCCGCACACAGAACAGCAACGTGCTCTTCACCGCTGATCTCAGTAGCGGTGCGTCCTTTAATGCCCCACTTCATGTACGCATAGTCTTGGACAACAAGCTCAACTGGGTCATCAAAGTTCTGCTTTGTCCGGGTGTACTCAGTACTGAACGGTGGTTCAACACCGCCTGACACGTTGTCCGCAGCCAACGCGATCGTACCGGTCGGAGCGATCGATAAGAGGTGAGAGTTCCTGATGCCGTGAGCTTCGATACGTCTTTGGAGCGCCGTCGGCAAGGTTTGGATGAACTCACCCTTCCCATACAGGTGGGGCTCGAACAGTGGGAACGCACCCTTCTCAATAGCCAGATCAACGCTGGCATGGTAGCACTGGTCGCGGATGATCCTGAGGACGTACCCGGTCCAGTCTAGCATGTCTTTCGAACCATACGCATGTCCCAGGACCTCTGCGGCGTTAGCGAGCCCACAGACCCCAAGGCCCATACGCCGTTTAGCAAGTGCATCCGCACGCTGATCTTCGTGTGGGTAGATAGCGCGGTCTACGACGTTATCCATCGCTCTGACCACACCGGGTATATCGGCTATGAGAGCGTCGTAGTCGAAGACGTACTTGGCAAATTCATGCTGGTACGTGATGTACTTAACGAGGTTGAATGATCCCAACAGACACGCACCATTAGGCGGCAAAGGTTGCTCGCCGCAAGGGTTAGTCGCCGCGATGGTCTCACAGTACCACAGATTATTCCTCTTGTTGATGGTGTCAATGAAGACCACACCAGGCTCTGCCCACTGCCATGTAGATCGCATGATCTCTTCCCATAGATCGGCAGCCCGTATGGTCTTATAGATCCGACCATCAAAGACTAAGTCAAAGTCCCTGTCTTTAACGACCGCCCACATAAAGGTATCGGTTATCCCCACGGATAGGTTGAGGGTGGTAAGATCTGTTCGATTTTGCTTAGCTCTGACAAATTGTTCGATGTCAGGATGATCAACCCGTAAGATCCCCATCTGCGCCCCACGGCGATGTCCTGCCGAAGAAATAGTCTTACAGAGTGAGTGAAAGATGTCCATAAAACCAACTGGTCCGCAACTTCTTGAGTCAAGGCTTTTGATGATGTCGCCACGAGGCCGAAGGGTAGAGAAGTCGTAACCAATGCCGCCTCCTAATCTCATGGTTTCAGCCGCACTGTTGAGGGCTGACATAATACCCGACATACTATCTTCTATAGTCGGAGATACGAAGCAGTTATATGGTGTAACTGTACGGGGTGCACCCATTGCACTCTGTACCCGACCTCCTGGGAGAAACTTCAAGTCTAAGAGTGTACTTCTGAATGATCTAAAGTGAGACTCATCATCTTTTAATGCATGAGCTATCCGACTACATCCGTCCTCAAAGTCCTCTCCAGGGAGTCTGTGTTTTTCTAGTAATATATCACTGGAGACGGGGGTCTCCGGTCCATAAGAATTCTTTAGCATTGCGGGGTCCTTCCTCCAGCGGTGTTGTTCTGCATATGGGTCGATTAGCCCCATACCGGAGAGCGGAATAGCTAAGCCGTTGGAATCCTGTGACCTTTCACCACGGCATCAATATGGGCCGCAAGGCCGCTGGGACGCCATCCGGCGTTCCACGCTATCTCCGCAATGCAATTTAACGTGTCCATCGTCTCCTTGATATCTCCTGATATTAGGACGTTGTCATCGGCTGACGGGTCGATGAGTACCTTTACTCCTGACGGCTTTCTCCACTTGTTTACGAAGGTGGCCCGAAGGGTGATTGCGTCGGGATGACGCTCCACGCTTTGTGATAGCAGTTTCATGTAATTCTTCCTCTCCAATTATCCTCTTCAAGTACTTCCTGGGGTTGGTCATATCATTTTCGTTTCCCGTAGTTCCTTGAGCGTCCCATTCAACATAGCCAAACGGGACTGTACATCAGGCAAAGGTGCTCTGCCTAAGACGATGTCCTCTTGTACTTTCTCTTGTAGGGCATCGCGTCGTGCTGTAAGACCCGTAAGTACAAGGTCCTCTTCGTAAAGTAGCTCAGCCATCGATAGCTCTGTGTCCGCCTCGATGGGTCGTCCTAGTATACCGCTGTTTGACTCGCCGTCACCGGCGTTACCGCCCAAGCCGCCCTCACGCAGGGGAATGTACCGAAGCTTGTCGATCCGTTCCTGCTCTAGGGCCTCAAGGTTGCTGGTGATGTCAGACGTGATACTGCCCTTGATATGGGCGATCGCGTGTGCTAGGGAGTCAACGATGTCATCGTGCTGTCGGCCCTTACCGGTCGTGCCGTCATAGGAGATCCGAGTCAACTGATTGACGAATTCACCGCCATCATCTGAGTCGACTACCTTGTCAACGATTACAATACGGCCTTCGCCCATAGGGGGTGCTAGGGTCTCAATGATCCGACGGCCCTTTTGTGCCCCCCCGGTCGTAACCTTCTCTACGGTCATTGGGTATTGGATAGTAATCAGCTCGGTCTCTAGGATCTCCCCAAAGAAACCGTCCGATAGTTCTTCAATGATCAGATGCTTTACTTGGAACTCTTTCATGAGTGCCGCGCACCTGCGCATGTTGTCGGACTTTGTCAGCCCTCTGACACCCTCAAGGTGTCGAATGACCGCAAACCCTGCGGGAGTAACGCTAACGATTGATACACCGATAGCGTCCCTGGCGGCCAAGCCGGAAGCAGGGTCAATGGCGGCGACGGTTTGCGCATAATGTGCGTTCTCGTCCCCTGGGTCACCCCAGAACCACCCATCACCCCGTGGTGCTCCCCACGTTGGCAGGTTTGCGACAGTTGATGTGCGCCCTATCTTCACGGGACCGATACCCTTCTTGGCGTCCATCTTGATTACAGGAATGTCTGAAATCTTTAGGGGCCGTTCATTCAGGATACTCGGGTCCGCAATCAACAGCGCATGTAATCGCCACGCGCGTGTTGTGACAGAGCGTCTCCAGTCAACTGCATCTTTGTCTGTAAACATGCCGACCCATCTCGATTTGAGATTGCCGTCAGCGTCGTCTTCGAACATGACCGCCCTATGGTTCTCCCATACAGGCGTGCCCTCTTCGTCCGTCTTCTCAGCGTACTGGGCGTACACAGAGAACTCAGTTTGGTATGTACCCAGCATGATCTTTTCCCCAGTGGGGTTAATCATGTGGAGTTCGTTTAGCTTCTCAATGAGTTCGCCAACCTTCTCAGGAGTGTCGTCGCTAGGACCCTCCACGTCGTCTGCGACGGTAACGTCGGCACGGTACCCAGGGAGATCGGATGACACACCGAATGATGATAGTGTCGCACCGCCAGTAGTGAGAGCAGCCGACTGCGGCGTTTGGAATTGTTCGGCATTATCTAGGCAATCCTCTGTGGGCATAAGGTGGGCCAGCATCGGACAGTTCTGAATGTAGACTTTCCGAATACTTCGTAACATCCGTGACGCCAACTTGGCCCCACGGGAGATCAACATGACTTTGATCATGGGGTCCCTGAGGATCCTCCAGGCGATGTACATGCCCGT